ATTTACGACTCATCCAAGCTGTGACACCCATGTACGCACCAACAATTCCTGCCTGCGCGATATAAAAGAGTCCTAATATTTCGCCAAGTGCATTAACGCGACTTTCGGGTACAACAGGCATAAAAAGACAGGCGCTGAAAATAATCATGCTGGCTATAGATAACCAAGCCATGCGTTTTTGCGCTTCACTTTTTTCTTCTCTAAGTTCCAATTCCAACATTTCCTTGGAACGCGCAATTTCGGCATCGGTAACTGTGCCATCTTGATCTAAATCATACTCAGCAAATTTACTCCCGATTTCCAACTTTTTTGGGTTCACTTTTTTTTCTTAGGCCTCTTTTTTTTACGGGTTTTTCCAGCATAGCGCGTGGCTATAGCTATGGCCTGTTCTTTCGGATAGCCTTCCTTTACCAGTTGCCGAATATTCTTACTGATGGTCTTGTCACTGGAACCCCGATCAAGCGGCATGTCTAGGCAATCGTGAAGCGGCCACCGCGTTGTGCTGCGCCCATACCACGCTTTTGACCTGTCGTGATTTTAGCTTTTCCTATATTCGGCGTTTTTTCTTTGGTGGCCTTGGCATACGGGATACTGCCCTGACCTTGAATAACAGCCTTGTTTTGCGGTTTTGGCGCTTTTACCGGACCACTGATAATTTTTACTGCACCCATATTATTGTCCTCTATTACCTTGTTGCTGTATACGCATTATCTCACGTTCTCTCGCAGCATCAATACGGGCTTTCGTTTGGCCCTCCTGACTCGCGAGACGTTGTTGAAATTCCTGTCCTTTGCGAACTTCCTTGGTTTTGTCAAGCTGCAATTCGGCTTGATCCTGTGCAATATCTGCCTGACTTTTCTGACCTTTGATCGCCAGTTCCTGCTCTTTCAACGCGATCAACGGATCAGGACCTTCTCCCTCACCTGCATTTGCAATTTGGTCACTTAGAGCTTTCAAATTCTGCATTTCCTGTGCAATTAACTGCGCAGTCAACGCTTCAATTTCAAACTGAGCCTGTTGTTCGTTTACAGGCTGTCCCGCAGCTTGTTGCTGTTGCTGCTGTTGTGCATACATAAGAGGAGCCTGTTCCTGCGCCTTGATTCGGGCATGTTCCATAATGTGTTTTTGAAGTTCCATGGCAATTGAGGGCAATGCCTGTACCGTGCCTGACGAACCAAAAACCAAATGCGCCATAATGTGTGCATCGTGGTCCTGTCCCTCAAATGCTTTCATGTTTGTGTTTTCCAGCGCATCAATATTTTCCTGCGCGGGATCCTTGGGCTGTGGTTCGTCTGTCGAGGGCGCATTCAGCATTTTTTCAATGTCCCGCACCCCCAATGCCTCATACATGCGTCGAAATACTTCGTACATGTTGTGCATTTCCGGAGCCTGTGCGGCAAGTTGCATCTGCGTTTGCGCCAAGGTTATTCGTTGCGCCTGTGAAAAGACATTTGGGTTGGAAACAGGAATAACATCAACCCGATCGTCAAAATCCTGTGCTTTAATGGACTGATTGGCATTTTCAACCGCATAAGGGTATTCCGGAGGCAAGTATTCCGCCATAACCTTTGCCAGAAGTTTGAACTCCTGCTTCATGGCGTAGTGCATCCGCTTATGTACTGCACTCATTACACGAGTGCCCTGCTCCAGCATGGCAATTGTCGTACCTACGGCCGCACCTTGGTTGCCGTCCCCAACTTTCAGATCTGTAATCGTGGCAAATCGTTGGCCCGCTTCAACTACAAACCCTAAAAGCTGAAATAACGTGGCATCTGGCCCTTTAAAAGGCAGCGGCATCAAGCTGTCTCGGATAGCTCCGCCAGGTGCATCTACATCTCGAAATTCTCCAGGCTGCAATGGGTCTTCGTTGTCCCTGATCCGCAGCCCACGGGCTTTGAATCCTGCGGGAAGGTTCGATAGCGTACCAGCGTCGATAAGCTGCCGTAATGCAGCAGTGGCTGTGCGTGACAGTCCGCCAATCGTATGAATCAGACCCAAGCCATAAAAACCAAACCCCGGTAGGAATTTATAATGCACAAAGTACTGTATTTTGCGCTTTTGCGGGTCGTCTTCCTTAAAATTCCTTCGTATGGATAAAACTTGACCATTATCCTCACTGATCGTGACGATGTAGGGGACTTTTATTTCGGTGGGCTCTCCATCTTCTCCGATTTCTTCATAACCAGGCAGGTCCAAGTTCACATGGCATTCCAGTAACGTGCAATCGTAGTCGATAGTCGAAGGTTGCATACCTTCAAGTTGTTCCAGCTCTCTGGATATACCAGAGCTTTCCGCTTGCGTTGGGTGGACCGGAATATCTCGATAAAAGCCTGAAATTTGCTTTTTACGGAGGTCATTAAGCGGGATCCTGATAACCTGCGTAATATTTGGGCAGCTTTCAAGGTCATTTGCTTCAAACGGGACAATAAGTTGTTCTGCCGGAACAAAACTACTAACTGCACGTTCCATCGACTCGTCGTAATACACCTTTTTAAAGGTAGATCCCGCCAAAGGCAGGTAAAACAGCATTTGATCAAACTCGGGCGTGTATTCCTCCATCACATTAGTGATGTAGTAATTCATAAATTCGCGAACACGCCGTGCCTGCTGCTCTTTCTCCTTTGTTAAATCCCCCATAACGGAGGTTCTGACAGGTCCGCCAGGAGGTAACAATTCATTAAAAGCCTGCGCTTGAAACTGCGTGGCCGCTTCAGCTAAAAGAGGGTGTGTCACACCTGTTGCACCACGAAAAGGCTGTGTTCGCTCCTCGTAGTTGAAGCCTAGTAACTCTAAGCCGTCTGCATAGGCTTTTTCCCAGTCTCCACGCGATGTTCTATTGGCCTCAAACTCCGCCGTCAGTTCATTTGCAATAACGCCCAGTTCCCGATCATCCAAATCCTCCGCCAGATTATCGGAAAAGCCCATGGTTCCTTGCTGTAGAGAGGCACTTGGGTCAAGATCAACGACAACACCACCGTCGTCTACCGGTTCAATAGAGATACCCTCTACAACAGGCCTTTGAGATGGGAAAAACGCTCCGGGCTGTTCAATTTCAACATCCAGTTCCATTTCCCCGAGATCAGGGTTGTCGTTTCGTCGCTCTATCAACGATACACGCGGGTCATTAGCCATGAGTCATACCCTAATTTTTGAATATTATACAAACATTGACCGTGCAGTCCCACTCAATGAATTAACTCCACCACCACCGGCATAACGGGTCATGTTTCGTGCTGTTTCAGCCAAACTATTAACACCGCCCCCACCTGCATAATAATAGCCTGCTGAACTAACATCTTCTTTCCGCACCTTTATAAATCTGGGGTTAGGCTGTTCATCATCCCGAATCCGTAACCACCCATTGGGAAGCGGTCTGTCAAGATAGAACACACCCGCTTTACCTTTGATAGATACTCTTTCTCCCGGCCTCAGTTCTTCAACTTTTTTGCTCTCAGGCTTCGGTTCTTCAACTTTTTCGCGCTTTAACCACTTCGCTAAAATAGAACGCTGATCACCGATACCCCTGACGTTAGCCTTAAGGTCTTTATATGTTGTATATTTGCCTTCTATACCCGCCTCGTCTAAAAAGTTACGATAGTCCTCACCTCCCGCTACAAAAACCTCACCGTATCCGTCTACTGTGTTATTAATTCGTGCAAGCTGTTCCGGGCTTTTCAAAAGGTCTTTACGACCGTCCTTCATCTTTACGTTGTAATCTTCCAGTGGGGTATCAAAACGAATCAATCCGTGTTTAGCCGATAAAACAGCAACATCTACATCTTTTGGTACACCCGCCGCATTTAAAGTGGCAAACAAAGTACCCTTATAACGTTCACTTGCGGGTATCCGTCCTTCAACCTTACTCTTGGTTTTACAACAGCCTACGATTAATAACCTACGTCCCTTTTTTTCATCAAAAAGACTTCCGGCTGTCAGTTGCTGTGGTTTTATTTGGGCGGCTTCCTCAAATAAACCGAGTTGTTCTTCTGGTGCTTTAACTGGCGTCGAGGCCAACGGCTCTGTAGCGGACGACTCATCTATTGGTAGAGGGCTTGACAACACCAACATGCTTTCCCCGTGTTCATCTGCCATGCCCACAGCGTCGTATCCCATGCGTCTGGCGACCTCGCCCTTTATCCCCTGCAAGTCCCAACTTGCTTCGGCTAGTGCATCCGGGTCATTTACATCTATCCCTGTAATCTCACCAAATTGTTGCGGCGAGTCGTAAACGTCTTTATCGCCGGATATGTAATACAGCAACTCATCTGCCTCGTCATCCCGCAACGACTGCCCTTTGTGCTGTTGATAGATGTCGCGCACATGGTTCTTTGCCGCATAGTACCCATCGTCATACAGCACCGACTTCCGAAAATCCGCATCACCTATCATGTTTACGGGGGTAAATTCTTGCAGTGTGTCGCCGTGCGATAGTGCGACCTCTCTATCCGCCGACCCGAATATACCCCCGAACCTATTGTCTCCTCCTCCGCCTCCCGGTAACGCCTCCCCATACGGCGCTATCTGTTGCTGTGGTGCGCCACGAGTACCCGCGTATATCGTCTTGGTAAACTGTTCCAGTGTTGGGCTTTTGGATTTCGTTTCTACTGGCGTCGGAGCCAACGGCTCTATAGCGGACGCTGGAATATCTCCGCGATAAACGACATTTCCTTCGGCTTGTCCGGTTGCACGAAGCTGCGATACATCTAATTTGCTCAAGTCGATCAGATAAGTTTCTTCTGGTGAACCCCATCTC